TATGCCATTCAAGATTATGAGAAACTTCGGCTAATGAGCATCAGCCAAATTAGGACTGCTCTAGCTACAAACCTTGCAACCATTCCAGGGCTACGCACAGCCGCCGAGGTTCCTGATCTACCCAACCCACCCATCGCCATTGTTGCGCTAAACAATGTGAGCTATGACCGAGCCTTTGCTCAGGGAATGACTAGCTACACTTTTGTCATCACAGCCATAGTTGGAAGGGCTGCCGAAAGAGAGGCACAGCGCAAGCTTGACGCCTACATCTCGCCAGGGGCAAACAGTGTCAAAAATGCGATAGAATCTGATAGTACTCTTGGTGGATATGCCTACGACTGCCGAGTAGTGTCTATGGACTCTGTTGGTTCATTGACAATAAGCGACACCACATACCTGGCTGCCGACTTCACAGTCACAGTCATAGCAAACTAGGAGAAATAAATTGGCAAAATTTTATGCACAAGACTACAAGGTCACCATTGGCACTGCTGTACTAAGCAGCTCAATCGCCTCTGTAACTCTTGACATCAGTACCGATGAAGTTGAAACAACTGCATTTGGTAGCTCATACCGCACACGCATTGGTGGACTAAAGGATGCATCTGTATCCCTAGACTTCCACCAAGACTTTGGAGCCGGAGCAGTTGACGCTCTACTATTCCCACTTATGGGCGAAACAGTAGCAGTCAAGATTGCACCTACTTCTGGAACTGTAACCGCAACCAACCCTGAGTACCGCTTCAACGCGCTAGTCACTCAGTACCAGCCATTTGCCGGTAGTATCGGTGATCTTGCATCGCTGAGTATCACTTGGCCTGTGTCAGGGGAAATCGTGCGTGGAACAGCACCAGCAGCGTAATCTGCTAAGCTAACCCCATGAAAATAATCCTACAAATCGAGTTCAGCAACAAGCCTGGTGAAACTAAAGAGGTCACCTGTCTAGCGTCTGATATGGTCAAGTTTGAGTCAAACTTTAACTTGTCTATTGCGAACCTAGAAAAAGACCTCAAAATAACTCACCTCTTGTTCCTAGCTTGGGCAAGCGAAACACGCACAAAGTCAACAGCCAAACCTTTTGAGGAGTGGGTGGATGAGGTAGTTACCATTTCTGCCGCAGACGACCCAAAAGCATCAAAGGGCTAGGCGATCAATCTGCACATTGGTACATCGCTTCACTAGCAGTTGAGTCGGGCATCAGTCCACTTGAGCTAATGAAGTTAGACGAACGAATGTTGTGGACTATAAGCCGGTATCTAATTTCTAGGAACCAAAGCCAATCTCCAAAAAGATAAGCCCCCGAAAGGGGGTTTTTCTTTTGGGTAGAATTATTAGAGTTACCCAATCTAGGAGTCATTGTTGGTTGCCCCAATACAACAGATAAGAATACAAGGCGTAAAAGAAACCTTGGAGCTTCTTGACGCTGTGCAACCAGGTTCAATTACGGCGCTTAGAAAAGACATTAGGCGTATTGCTCAGCCAGTAGTAACGGCTATCAAATCTAATCTGCCAACAACCGCGCCCCTGTCCGGTATGAATCATTATGGTCGCACTAGGTTTGCTGGAGCTAAGGTAAGCGCACAACTCTTGCTACGAGGCTGGGGAAACAGCGACACAATCCCACTTGCAAGGCTCGCAGTTGTTTCGCCAGGTGATGCCGCTGGTCTTGAAATAGCTGACATGGCTGGTAGAAAGAGCATGATGAATGGGCCAGCTTTGACCTACGAGTACAAGGGTAGAGGTCGAGTCGGTGGTAGAGGTCGTCAAAAACCTACAAGATCAAGGCCTGTTGTTAGGCGTGGAAACACCGCAACTTTCCAATACAGAATTACTGGTCAAGGTAAGGGCATGACCGACAATCTTGGTGGCGTACCTTCTCGCTATGTTTATCCGGCTTTAGCTGACAGGGAAGATACATTGGCAGCCGATATGCTCAAAACCATCGAAAGCTACACAGAGAGAATCAATCAGAAAATTAGGGTTATGTAATGGCAATTAAGATTCCAATCCTCACCAGCTTTGACCCTAAAGGTCTAAAGCAAGCTAACGCTGCTTTTGCTGACTTACAAACCTCTATCGGCTCTCTTGGTAGAAACTTCGCTGTTGTTGGTGCTGGCATTGTTGGTGCTACCGCTTTACTAGGTAAAGCTGTTATGTCGGCCTCTAATTTTGAGGCTGAGTTTGAAGGTGTCAATCAGGTATTCAAAGATGCTGCTGGTTCAGTGCAAGCCTTTGCCGAAGCTGCTTCCCAAACTGCTGGACTTAGTGCAACTGAAGCTCTAAGGGCATCCAAGACATTTGGTTTGTTTGCTACTGGCGCAGGGCTTGGTGTTGATGCTGCTGCTAACTTCTCGACCACAATGGTTCAACTTGCTGGTGACCTTGGATCCTTCAACGATGTACCTACTGCTGATGCCCTTGCTGCCATTCAATCTGGTCTTATGGGTCAGGCTGAGCCACTTAGGAATTTTGGTGTTTTCCTTGACGATGTAAGACTTAAATCAGCACTGCTAAATGCTACTGGTGTGGAAGTTACTGGCACTTTAGACACTCAACAAAAAATGATGGCAGCCTATTACGCCATCCTAGAGCAGACAACAATTCAGCAAGGTGACTATGTAAAGTATCAAGACACACTTGGAAACTCACTAAAAACTATAAGCACCGACTTTGAGAACTTAACCAGGGATATTGGAATGATGCTTATCCCTGTCATTACTGAGGCAATGCCAGTAATCAAAGAAATGGCAACCGAAATTGGTGAAAAGCTAAAGGCAGCTGTCGGCTCTATTGACTGGAAATCTTTGCTTACCTCAGTGGTTGACTTTACAGTCTTTCTTGTTCAAAACGCTGAAACTATTGCTAAGGTTGTAGCCGCTATCTTTATTCTTAACACAGCCTTCAAGCTGATGGCAGTAGCCTCTGGCATTGCAACAGTGGCTATAAAGCTACAAACTTGGTTTACTGCTCAACTAGCAGCAGGTATGACTATTGCCACTGTTGCAACTAACTTGCTCAATTTCGCTATGAAGCTCACCCCTTGGGGTTTGGCAATCGCCGGTATTGCTTTGGTAGTAACTGGCATTGCGCAGCTTGGTGATGAAACTAAGAGAACTCAGCCATATGTAGATAACTATGGTGGTGCAATTCGCAAGACTGGTGAAGATGCTCTATGGGCCGCTAGTAGATACGGAGCTGCCACCGATGCTGTCAACAATTTCAATTCTGCTGTTTCTGGTAAAAAACTAACAACCTCAGCTTCTTATGATCGTGCAGAGGCAATTCGATTTAGAAACATGGCTGAATACAGCAGAAGTGTTGCCGCAGCAAAAGCACCTGTGCTTCCAAAAATGCCAGACTTTTCCAGTTTGATTGCTGCCGCTAACGCTGGATCGGGTAGCCTTACCCCACCATTGGTTGATACAACTGCTTTGGATGACCAGACAAAAGCACTAAATGATGCGCTAACCACAGCTAACGATGAGCAAGCTGAGGCTCTACGAAAAGAACTTGAAATAGTAGAAGCTAGGAAACGAGCCTACGAATCCTTTGCTGATTCAGTCAAAAGACTATTTGGTCAAATCAAAGAAAGCATTCTGTCAAGTTTCAACCTGCCAACTTTGGGTAACTCCGTAAACAGCATCACACGCAACATCTCGAAGCTACTAGAGCGCACTAAAGGCTTTGCGCGTAGCATCTCACAGCTTTCAGGTATGGGCCTAAACTCGGCACTGCTCCAGCAGGTTATCCAGGCTGGGCCAATGGCAGGTAGCCAGCTAGCCTCAGCCCTTGTCGGTGGCGGTGCTGGCTTTATTGGTCAAATCAACAAAGCCTATGGTGAGTTTGGTGACCTAGCAGGTGGCATAGCAGGTACAGGAACTAGCGCAGCATTTAGTGGTCAGCAGACAGTAAACAATTACAGCATCGAGGTTACTGGTGGACTAGCAACAGGATCAGATGTTGGTCGAGCAGTAGTAAACGCCATTAGAGATTTTGAGCGTACATCTGGCGCGGCCTGGAGAGCCTAATGTCAATCAAAGTAGAGTTTGGTTTTGCACCTCAGAATGAACCAGTCGAGTTCAACGACATTAGCGCAGATGTTATTTCTATTGGAGTCACTAGAGGTAAAGACCCACAGCAGGATACTTTCAACGCTGCATCTTGCTCGGTTCAGCTAAACAATGAAACAAGAAACTATGATCCTGATTACGGCCCCAGCCCCTATCAGGGCAAAATAGTTCCAACAGGCCAAGTCAAAATCTACTCAGAGGAACAGATTGTTTTTACTGGCTTTATTACTGACTGGAACTTTAGCTACTCACCAACTGGCGAATCTATTGCTGAGCTTGTCGCCTCAGATGCTTTTTGGAACCTAAACAGCCAGACACTAACTGACTTTGCTCCAAATGAGCAACTAAGCAGCGAGCGCATACTTGATGTCCTAATCCGACCAGAGGTGGGTGGAACTGCAACTTGGCCCGCATCTCTTAGAAACATCTCACCAGGTGTTGCCACTATGGGTGACTACACAGTATCTGATGGAACCAATGCACTTAGTTACTTGCAGGAAGTCGAAAAGGCAGAACCTGGCAGATTGTTTATTGACAAGCTGGGTCGGATAGTATTCCGCAGCCGAAACAATGACCTTGCAAGCCCAAGCTTTCAGTATTTCCGAAGCAACTTATCCCCAAACCCATCCTTTGAAAACAATGTTAGGAGCTGGGTAGCCACAGCAGGGACAATAACTAGATCAACAGCTACTGCCTACATTGGCACAGCAAGTGGAAGCCTTACATCAGGCGGCGTTGTTGAGCAGTATTTTGCAAGCGCATCGGGCGATAACTACACAGTGTCGCTTTACGCCAAGTCAAGCGCAGGAACAGTGCCTGTGACGATTTCAGGTCTAAGCTCTTTTGATGGTCTTAGTTACACAGAGTCAAATCCAGTGACAAGCAATATAAACAACACAAGCTGGACACGCATAAACACAACCTTTGCTGGTGAGAG